GCCCTATCGAGCGAGGCTAAGTTCACTAATCTCTCTTTTGCGAAGAAGAGAGATACAGTAATCCCCATGTTTATGGGTTGGTTACTCGATCGTGTACTTCTGCCCTGTGGTAATATCCGCAGTGATGCGGATCCGTTAGCAGTAAAGCACTTCCGCCAGGTATGTTATAGCTTTTATAAGCTAGAGATACCTTTCAACCCTGCAAGTATTAAGTCCGTACTTGCAGACTTCGTATCAGTTGACGCTAGTCTTGTGAACGACTTCACTGGAGATTCTAAAATCCTCAGTGGAGCGAGGCTTCTCGTTACGAGAGTCCTCAGTTCATTTGATCCTAGCTCTATCAATCCCAGACATGGCCCTGGTGCAGTTAGCACCGGTGAACGTAATTGGGAGAAGATGCAGTTTAAGCGGTTTTATCCCTCAATTGAGGAGGTATACCCTTACGCTGATAACTTCTTCCTTAATTACAGCCATCTATGTGATAAGTTAGAGGGTCTCCAAAGTCTCTTATATGACACTTGCCCAACCGCTAAGGTTGTACTTGTGCCTAAAGATTCTAGGGGTCCCCGTCTTATTTCATGCGAACCACTCGAGGTCCAATGGATTCAACAGGGTCTTTATCGACCCTTGGTGAATTGGCTGGAAAGCCACCGGATAACTTCCGGTCATATAAACTTCCGAGATCAGTCTATAAACCAACGGTTGGCCCTTATTGGGTCGACTCAGGTAAAAGGCTGGGTTACGCTTGACTTAAAGGAAGCATCGGACAGAGTGAGTCTTAAGTTGGTTAAGGAGCTTTTCGCAGATTCTGCGATTTTGCCCTACCTTCTTGGTACTCGTTCCGTTAAAACGGTGCTTCCTACTGGTGAAGAGGTGGAGTTACAGAAGTTTGCTCCTATGGGATCAGCTTTATGCTTTCCCGTAGAAGCTCTCTGTTTCTTCGCCTTGTGCGTTAGTGCAATATCACGTCGACGCAACTGGGGGCTCGTAAGAGCCTCCCGAAACGTCTACGTTTATGGTGACGACATCGTCATACCACACGAAGACTATCCGTGTGTTATCGAAGCTCTAGAGGGATTTCACCTATTGGTGAACCGCTCAAAGAGTTGTACAGCAGGATTCTTTCGAGAGTCCTGTGGAGTTGACGCCTTCAAAGGCGTCATTGTCACCCCTACGAGATTTCGTAGTGTACCGATGTGGTCGAAGCGTTCGCATAATTATGTCTCCTGGATTGAGTATTCAAACTCTCTCTGGGACAATAATTATATAGCCTGTGCAGAGTATATTCGGAGAGAAGTCTCTCTTCGCAAAGAGTGTTGGATTACTCCCAAGAAATTGGGGTTTCCTACATTCGTGCGCGAATACGCTGTACAACCTTATATCGAAGGAAGAAATGGCCTACGGCGTTATAACCGGAAGCTAAATCGTCTTGAAATTAAGGGCACGGCTCCCGAGCCTGTAAAGGTTCAGGGTCGTAACTCAGGCTGGTGCGAGTTACTGCGGTGTCTACCGCATTATACCGAAACCCAGCGTGATCCCTTCCACGGC